CTGGGAATTTCCTAGGGATTGTATTTTATATTTAATTACTTGTTAATGTATTAGTGCACCAATGGACTTCAATGTTCCACACTTTACCTCTTATCTTTTTTTTATTATAATCTATTTTCAGCTATCTTTTTTGAACCAATTTGTTCTCTCAATTTCATTATTCATTTATTAAAATTTACAAAAAGCTAAGTACAGTTTTACTGCAACTAGTTAGAAAAACAATTTAAAAACCAAAAATAGTTGATTGCTTTATACACAATTAACATATACTATAGTCTGAGCTTCGTTAGAACGGCTAAGGTAGTTAGTTTGACTCCTCGTGGTTGAACTTTCTGGAAACTCGTGATTGAGCCTTTTCCTAGTAAGTAGCATTTTTCAGGTAGCTATTTTCAAATTTAATCTGGTGTCAATTATCAGATCATAAGTATTAGTTGAGTAGTTTTTCCGTATTATCTACTAGCAAAATAATACAGAGCCAGTCTATTAGTAAGTCCTGGTCAATCAAACGACTTCACTTTTGTTTGGGCAAGCAGAAGTAGTTCCTTAGCCCAATTTTAAAAGAATGACAATTACGAGTAACAATAACAACGATATGACTGAAATTAACCGAATTGCAACAGAGCCCGTGACGACCGTGGCCAGACCTCTTTTAATTACTCAATCAACTAGAATAGTTGCCAACAGATTTATTTCACTTCACAATGAAATTCCTCGCAATATACCTATGATTGTATCATATGTACGTAAAACGATTTGGTTTCTCGCTAGAGACAATCTTGAACAGATCAATCAACTTGAATTTTATTTGAATCCATTGTCTTATCTTATGAATTACATTATTTTGGGTCCTATTAATGTGTTTAAACATCGTAATGGTAACATACCTCTATCTCAATACCGTGTTATCGGTGAAAAAGGTGTGTTTTATCCTAAATATGTTCAAGCTTTATCAGTCATAGATAAATTTCTTGAAGAGACTGATAGTAACTTTACATGGCCGGAGGTCATGGATTTTTACGCTACTCTTGATAGAGAGTACGTGACTCAAAAAGATCAGATATTTAGAGAACTCTATGCAATGCCGTTTGAACCACCCTCAGCATCCATGCAATCAAATTTTTCACCAAAGAAGACTTCCACTTCGCCGTCAGACACTAGAAGTAGGAAGCCTAATGGACAAATTAAATCCAAAAGTGAAAAGAATTATGACAAATTGAAACGTTCTATTAAGAGCGAACGATCACGTTCACGTGATAACAAAGGTATGGAACCCCAAGCCTTTCTTAGTACATCACACAAAATAACTGCAGATAATGAAGTTTTAAATGTTGCATCAAGTGTTGCAACTTCTTTAGAACGTTTATGCACTGTTGTTGAAGGTGATGCAGGTACAACATTTCTTGAAGTTAAAAAAGTTATTGATGATCTCAAGAATCCTGAACAAACTGATGATACAAAGGAGTATTTCACCAAAGTCAGGAAATTATTTTTTTCTGATATTACAAGTGCAGATGTGATAGATGCTGCAACCAAATCAGCAATTGCTCTTGCATTAGCTTCTTCTGGAATTCATTATTTATATTCTCGTGATAAAAAGTCGTTAGTTATATTTGCAGTCGCATCAGTAATGGGTGTTGCTTACTTAAATGCTGAAATAATTGGTCAATTATTTGAAGGAGTTTTTTCTTTCAAGGATCAAGCTGAACCACAAATCGATTCAGGTGATGTTGAAGGTCTTGTTTCTAGTTTGGTTGCTTGTCTTATTGGCACTAGTATCCACAAAGAAGGTTACAATGCAAAAACTTACATCAAAGGTTTAAGTGAGTTTAAACGTTCTAAGGATAGTTTGTTGTCTATAGTCAAAGTTTGCCTTCAAATGCTTGAGCGAGCAGTTAACACTTTCAGAAAGGAAGTGTTAGGCTTAAGCCCGTTGAGATTTATAGATTCAGGTTGCCAAGAAATTGATGAGTTTATCAAAGAATGTGATCTGATTCAAAATGAATTAGACAATGCAATATTTTATTTCACGGCAGAAAATCTTCATCGCATTAAGAAACTTGAAGAAATTGGTAATAGACTTTCAAGAGAAATTATTAACAAACAACCTTACAAAGACTTAGCTCAACCTGTATTATCTATGTTGCATTTTGTTAGAGAAGCCAAAAAGAAGTTTCTTGGAGCTAATCCTTCATTTGAAGGTTTTCGTCAAGAACCGGTAGGCTTAATACTCATTGGTGGTGCCGGTGTTGGTAAGTCATTGTGTATGGAGCATTTTACCAATGCTGTATGTGCGAAAATATTGACGCCAGAAGAACTCGAAGTTTTTAAAGTCAAACCTAAAGAGTTTGCTTACAATAGACAATTTGAAAACGATTTTTGGGATGGTATAACACCTAGACATAAGGTATTGTATTTTGATGACTTTGCACAATCTAAAACGATTGCAGGATCACCAAACAATGAATTTATGGACATTGTTAGGGCCATTAATGGCTTTCCTTATAATGTTCATATCGCAGAAATAACTGGTAAAGGGTGTACTTATATGCATGCCGAATTTGTTTTTGCAACAACTAATGATCGCACACTAGAAAATCAATCAGTCAAAAATCAGGAAGCAATTCGTAGAAGATTTCATCTATCATTTACTGTTGTTCCTAAGGACGAATTTTCAGTTAATCCAGGAGATGACTTTATGAGTCAACGCCTTGATATTAAAAAACTACCCATTGGTGAGTTAGGAATTTCTTCACTCTCTCCACATTCAGTTAATTTTGTGGAATTTGATTTGATAAGTCAACGATATGGTAAAGTTTGGTCATTTCATGATGTTTGTGATCAGCTGCTAGAAATGCACGCTATACAAACTAAGCGTTACAAACAATTTAAACTTGAGTTAAAGAACACATTTGACTATTATAATAATGAACCGCAAATGAAGTATACAAACATTGAATTTTGTGATGATATTATTATGGATGATCTTGAAATTGAGTTTACCACTGATAGTAGAGTCAATGAATTTATAGAGCAGTTGCAATTAATTCTTAGGGATACTAATCATGAGGATTATGATGAAGTCGTAGCAAAACTCGACATACAAGACAAACAATTGCGTAAACATAAGATTTATTCTGATGCTGGAATACTTGCCATTCTTAAGATTTCTGATTTGGTAGGTCGCTCTTACATCTACAAATTTAGCACATTAAGTGTTAATGAGTTCATCTTTTATGTCAATAGCTTAAATTTGACAAGAGTTCCTGAGGTACAATTGGGCTTTTCAGTTAAGAAGTGTTTCAAGTCTGTAATTAGTTGCATGAAACTCGCATACTCACGATTGAAGGACATTTTGAATGTTTTTCTTAAAAGTTATGGTCTTGACACCAAAGAAAAAGTGCTTAAAATATTAAGGGATAATGTTCCTCTTCTTGGATTAATTGTCGCTTTATATGGTAGTCTCTATGCGGTTACTCATTCGATTGGCAATAGAAAAGCTATCAATCTGATTTCTAAGTATGTTGATATTAACAGCTGGGACATTCAAGATTTGAATTTTGCTATTGAGGCTATAAAAGCAAAACAAGCTGATTTTCCGAACCATGATCAAGACCAAGTCTATGAAGTTGCGCGTAAAGTAGCTGAACTAGATTCTAATCAAAAAATATTGTTTGAGGCTCTTTTTAAAGAGATGGAAGCTCAATCAGTTAGTGGTGTTCATAGAACTTCAACTGGTAAGCAAATTGTAGCCAAATCATCTAAAGAGATGAAAGCTTTCATAAATAAGGCTCAAGCTGGTGACGAGAATGGTGATTCATTAGCTAACTCAATTATCCGTGGCAATAGCTGGGAAATGTGGGTTCAGCGAACCTCTGATGAGCCTGAGCAGCAATGCATGGGCTATATTCTTATGGTTAGGGGTAGGATTGCTGTTATGCCGTATCATTTCGTTAAAAAGTTGTTCTTTTGTGTTGAACATGACCTCGTTGATTCTAAATGTAAAGTGACTTTGAAGAAAGAGGGCAAAGAGCTCTTCTTTACAATTGCTGACATTATAGCTAATCATGAGAGTGAATATTTGTCACATAATGACATGTGTTTAGTCAGGTTTCCTAAGAAAATGCAGCCTTGCCGTGACATTGTCAAGAATTTTTCGAGTACTAATACTCTCAAAAATACTAGACAGTATGATTATATATTAATGGCCACTGGTACAGGTATTATTCAAGGGACAGCGCAAGCGTTGACCCAAGCCTGGCCAGTTCAGAGTCGTGATATGGAAACCTATCATATTCAGAAAGGATATACATATAAAGCCAACACTCGTGTAGGTGATTGTGGTAAAGTTTTCTTTGTTATGAATTCTGGTGATCCGGTAGCTAAAATTTTTGGATTGCATGTTTCCGGTATAGTTTCATCTAATTGGGGCTTTGCTGGAGCAATTGTAAGGGAAGATTTGGAATCATGCTTAAATCTGTTCGATGGAGAAATTATTGATGAATCTATCGATAAACCAATTGAGAAATTCTCAATTGCTCAAGATCAATTTTTTCCTTTGTATAGAGTTGACAAAGGTCCGAGTCAATGTAGAGTGACTAAGATTCAGCGTAGTAAAATTGAGCCAACATGGTGTGAGATCAAAACAAAACCGTGTCGTTTAACTAGTTTTCAATTGAACGGACAGACTATTAATCCTATGGATATTGGTTTGAGTAAGTATTGCACTCCTGATGTTATGTTTGATGACTACATTGGTCGAGCAATTGTTGACAGTATGTATGACAATTTAATGCATAAATCAAAGACTGATTTTATTCCTCGAGTGTTTACGTTTGAGGAAGCTGTAATGGGTATACCCGGACTGTTGCGTTCCATACCACGTGGAACTAGTATGGGCTGGCCTTGGACCTCTGAGAATAATAAACTCGGAGGCAAGAAAGCCTTTTTTGGTAATGGGGCTGACTATGATTTGACTAGTCCTGCTGCTGAAAGAGTTAAGGAGCGCGTTTTTCATATAATTGAAATGGCGAAAGCTTCTAAAAGAGTGCTTCATATATTTACTGACTTTCCTAAGGATCAAAGGAAATCTAAGGAGAAAGTTGACAAAGGTACCGGAAGAGTCGTTTCGGGAGCACCTTGTTGTTATACTATTGCATTTAAAATGTATTTCGGTGCCTTTATGGTTTGGACTATTGTAAATAGAATAGACAATGGCTATGCAAATGGTATGAATGTTTATTCTCATGAATGGAACAAATTAGCTGAATTGTTGCTACAATTCGGTGTAAATATTGAAAATATTGGAGCTGGCGACTATGAGAAATATGATGGTTCACAAAAGCCGCAAATTCACTGGTTGTTGTTAGAAATAATTCAGAGATGGTATGGTTGGGAAGACGCAAAAATAAGAGAAGTTTTATGGCTTGAGCTAGTTAATAGCAGACATATCTTGGATAAGTTAATTTATTGTTGGGTTTCATCTTTACCCAGCGGACACCCGTTTACCATTTTCATAAATAATCTTTACAACGACTTTAATCTACGACTTGCGTGGACTGATATCAATGGAAGCCTTGATAGCTTGAAAGACTACGATGCCAATGTTTTTGCTATGTTTGCAGGTGACGATAATGCGTTTGCTACTAGTTTTGCTTATCGTCTGAAATTTACAGAATTCAACATAGGTAAATCCTTAATTAAGATCGGAATGAAATACACATCTGAAGACAAAGGAGAACTTAAGGTTAACCTTCGTAATTTGGGCGATATTGATTTTTTAAAGAGATCCTTTAGATTTTGTGAATATGAACGTCGATTTGTTAGTCCATTATCTATGGATACCATTTTGGAATTACCATTATGGACGAAAAAACAACATGATGCTGATTTCATTGCAAAAGAGAATACTAAAATGGCTCTTGAAGAATTATCATTACATGGTGAAAAAATTTTTAACCAATATGCAAAGAAAATGATAGATGCTTGTTTTCTAGCTTATGGTGAATATCCTAAAATTGTTAGTTACAGTTCTAATTATAGAGCTGCTCTCCATGAGGATATGATCTTCTGAAGTTTTTGGTTTTTGTTGCTTTTGACCGGTAATAAAAGTAAAGATAAAATTGAACCCCGGCTTTCTGTAATTGTGCCATTAAACAATAACAACCTTAAGGTCATCAATTGGTTACCTGTCGCAATTAATGCATTCTTCCAGGAAAATTTTGCGGCTTGCGTTGATGATAACACGCGGAGCTATTTAGCTTTACTACCAGGATCACGTGACGACGAACTCGTTGAAATCCAGGTAATGGGAGTATATCACAAACCTTTAGTTCTGGGTAGTGATGAAAATGGAACTGCTGAAACAATTAAACTCAACAGCGTAGCGGAAGGTAGCGATCCCGCAAATACAGGCAATGTTTACAATGCCACAAAGACCTCAGGATTAAACTCAACGAGTCCCCTGGGGCAATTAACCACAAATGCTACTGATGCAATTGTTACATTGGCAGAGCCTATTAGACCGTTCTCCCTTGACAATATGTACTCAAGCAATAACGCTGGAGCTGGACAAGACTTGTCGACATTTTTAAGTCGACCACATCTTTTCAGAACCGGTAGTTTTGCCTCTACAGATGCTGCATCCACTTTTGCGCCGATCAAACTCTTTTCTGATTTAATGTCACTTGACGTTTATAAATCTAAAATTAAGGGTTTTTTAGGCTTTAAGGCTACAACTGTAGTCACGTTGCAGATCAATGCAACAAGATTTCAACAAGGAAGATATTTTCTTGCTTTTCTTCCTACTGGAGGTGTTAGTTTGTCTAGCACTGCAGGAGACAGGTTTAAAAAGCAACACATGTTTTCTCTTAAACAATGGACAATGCTACCTCATGTTGAAATTGATGTAGCTTGTGATACTCAAGCACAACTTAGGATCCCGTTTGTTTCAGCTGAAACATACTGGCCGCTTAACGCCACTACAGGTAACTGTTGTGGAGATATAGGGGCTGTTATGATTCGACCTTATATCCCTGTTGTCTCTGCTTCAGGTGTTCAGACTATTTCATACAACTTATATTTCCACTTTGAAGATATTATGCTTCAAGGCCCAGCTGAACCACAGTCAGGTTGGAGTGCAAAAAGAGAATTGCCAGCTAAAAATGGACCATTGTCGTCTGTGCTTCTTAAGGGATCACAAGCGGCAGGTGTAATGGCTAGAATTCCCACAATTAGTTCATTTGCCAAAACTTCAGAATGGGCCTTGGATATTGCTTCATCTGTCGCAGCTATTTTTGGTCTTTCAAAACCAATTAATTTAGAAGTCGTGAGTAAAATCCAGAAATCTATGGGTCAATATCTCTATAACGTTGATGGAGCAATTAATGCTCTCCCAATTTCGCTTTCTGTCAAATACGATTTACAAGCTCTTCCTGGTTTTGCTGGGAATGATGTTGATGAATTGTCATTTGATTATCTCAAGACAATTCCTTCTTTTATTGGTTCCAATACAGCAGGAGATGTTGGGACAGGAACCATTATGTCATGGACGAGTGCAAATGCAGTTGGTACTTTTATAGGTTCCATTCCTGTTGGACCTTTAGCCGACGTCGTTGTTCTTGCTGATGGAGCATCGACTTTTCAAACTTACAATTATGGACCAATTGGTCTTATGGGAAAGCTATTTCAGAACTGGCGCGGTTCTTTAACATACACTTTTAAATTTGTGAAGACCGAATTTCACTCAGGGAGGCTTATGATTAATTATACGCCTGTTGATTTTCGAAACAGCAATGTTTATAATACATTTGCTAATCAAGTTTACATTCTTAAAGAAATAGTCGATATTAGAGAATGTAATCAGGTGACAATTACAGTTCCATTCATTTGTAATAGAAATTATTTGGATACTTTAAATTATACTGGCTATCTTACTCTTTATGTCCTTGATGTCCTACAAGCACCATCGACTGTTTCAGCTAATGTTTCAGTCATTTGTGAAATTTCTGGAGGACCTGATTTTGAGGTTTTCAATCCACAGTTTTCCAATCTTATCCCGCTTCAACCGTCAGCACCACAATCAGGATGGGAGCCAGGTTGTGATTTAGCTACCAAAGTAATTGGTGGTGCTAAAGTTGAAGTAACTGACAATCATGCCATCGCTTGTGTCGGAGAGAAATTGACTTCTTTTCGCCAAATGATGAAACCGTGCAACATTAAGTTATATTGGAATGTTTTTGCTGCTACAGCTACTACCATATTTCCTTTTGTGCACAGTTGGGCACTTTATTCTGCTGGCGATCCTAGCAAACCGTTCAATCGGCCAGATTACATTGATATTATGTCTTCTGGATTTGTTCTTGAAAGGGGTTCAGTGATTATTCATGCTATTCCTAACGGTTCAGCAACATATGTTCAAACCAATCCGCTTGGTTCTACTGATGCACAAGGTACTTTTCAAGTTTCAGGCGGGGCGGCAGGTGTGCAACCGTTAAAACCATTCCACTATTTTGATAATATGGAGTCAGGAATGGCAGCGTATTCCTGTCCAGCATGGGGAAGAACGCCATCACGCGCTATAGCTGGTGCTTCGGAACAAGTTCCGTATCTTACAGCTATGCAAAATTATCAACCACAGTATTCTCTTATAATTGAGAATACTTCCGGCACCAATAAAAATTGGGCTGTCGGACGATCCGCGGGAGAAGATTTCTCCATGGGTATGTTTATTGGCTTTGGGCCATTCGTACTCTATCCTGCGTAGATCATTTAAAGTCCTACATTAAGTAGGCCATCTTAGTCGTTAACCGTTTTCCGGTTTGCGTAACGTTAGAGTATGCCCCCCCGGCTTAGATGGGAGTATACCTGTTATTTAGTTAATGACCAGAGATGACAGATGAATAACCATTATTGGATTCTTTTTGTGTTATGTACCAAAAATGCATCACACACTAAGTTTCTTAACAATATTTGGTCATCGGACTTATTAAACGGTCTTGAAATGAAGGATTTGTGATTTCTTTATAGTATCATAAAAACTTTAATTTTTCA